GACCTCAACTGCTTACTTCAATGCTTTTAAAAAAGATATTTTCCTTAACGGCACTCAGGTTTTACAGGAAGCTGCAAGCAATACAGCACCTTCTGATAGTGATTTTAATTATAAGGATGTAGGTTTTGACTTTAGACTTGGAACTGCAAGTCAGACATTTATTGATGGTATTTCCAATATCGAGACTGAAAGTGTAATTGGAACGACTGTAACCACTTCAACCCCTGTAACTCATACTGTAAGTTCTAGTGATATAAATGCAGTTCGTGTTACTTTAAGATTTCCTTCAATGCAAAAATTTGAAAGCAATGGCGATATTAATGGTGTAGAAGTTAATTTATTAATAAAAACTATTGAAAATAATGGAACTACAACAACCGTTATAAATGACACAGTAAAAGGAAGGTCAACTAATGCATATTTTAGAGATTATTTAATAAAATTAAAATCAACGACATCTTTTCCTGTTGCCATAAGAGTTGAAAGAGTAACAGCAGACAGTTCAGATGCAACTCTAGTAAATGCCTTTCAGTTTCAACAGGCTACTAATATTATCTTCCAACAAAATGCTTATGCTAATACTGCTCATGTCGCACTAAGATTTAATGCTGAACAGTTCCCAAGAGTCCCTTCAAGGGTGTTCCGCATCAGAGGTCGCAAGATAAAAATTCCGCACAACGCAACTGTAGACTTGCAGTCAGGTGCAATTTCTTATGCTGGTACATTTAACGGAACTTTTAAAACAGATAAAGAGTGGACAACTGATCCAGCCTGGATACTTTATGACTTACTCATAGATACTAGGGCGGGGTGTGGTATTGCAGAATCTAATTTGGATAAATTTACATTCAAAACAGTAAGTGAATACTGTGGAGCATCAGTAGATGATGGGTCAGGCACAGGATCTACAGAGCCTAGATTTAGTTGTAATGTAAACATCACACAGCAACAAGAGGCATATGGGCTGATCAATGCACTTTGTTCTGTGATGAGAGTTATGCCTTTTTATTCTGCGGGAAGTATTGCCATATCCCAAGATGCACCAAAAACGGCCTCATACATTTTTACAAATGCAAATGTAACTGAAGATGGTTTCTTATATGCTGGTTCAAGTTTAAAAACAAGACACACAGTAATAAATGTCAGCTATTTTGATATGACAACTCAAGAAGTTGATGTGGAAACTGTTGAAGCTGACGCATCTACTCAAGCTAAATATGGCCTTAATGTTAAAAATATCAAAGCATTTGCTACAACATCAAGGGGTCAAGCTGCAAGATTAGGAAGGTGGTTTTTATATAATGAACAAAATGCTGGAGAAACTTGCTCTTTCACAACCACCGCTGCTGCTGGTGTATTAGTACGATGTGGTGATGTCATAGAAGTATCAGATAGATTGAAAGCTGGTGTAAGGCGTGGAGGACTTCTTAAAAGTGTTACTAGTACAACAGTTGTTGTTTTAGATGATTCTGACAATACAGATATTCCAAGTCTTGGAGATAGCCCGACAATTTCCATTATTCTCCCTGACGGGTCTTTAGAAGAAAAGACAATAAGTGCAATTTCCTCGACAACAATTACTGTATCTTCTGCTTTTAGTACTGCACCAAATGAACACGCTCCATACATTCTTGAAACTTCAAATTTACAAACATCTACATGGCGTGTGATAAGTGTTAAAGAAAATGATGATAAGACTTTTTCAATTACAGCTTTATCACATAACTCTGGCAAATATGCTTTTGTCGAAGATGGCTCTGCATTACCAACAAGAACAATTAACACTCTTACAACTGTTTTAAACCCTCCAGAAGGATTAAATGTAAGCGAAAAAATAGTAACTATTAATAATAAAGCTGTGAGTAAATTAATTCTTGATTGGCAAACACAGTCTGGGGCTTCAAAATACGAAGTTCAATATAGGTTTAATAATGGTCAGTTTAAAAAGATAGAAACTCTATCAAGTGATGCTGAAATATTTAATTCTGATGCTGGTACATATGAAATTAGATTGTTTAGTTTTAATGGTTTAGGACAACCATCAAGACAGCCTGCAACATTAACATTTAGTGCTGTTGGTAAAACAGCTCCACCATCAAACATAACAAATCTTACTTATGAACCAATATCTGACAAAGAAATAAGGCTTAGATGGGATGCTGTCACAGATGCAGATGTGCGTGCAGGGGGGCGTATTCACATAAGGCACACCCCAAAAACGGACGGAAGCGGTACTTTCCAGGATGCAACAGATTTAGTCTTGGCTTTGAGTGGAGCATCAACAGAAAAAGTTGTTCCTTTACTTGAGGGAGAGTATATTCTTAAAGCGCAAGATGATGGAGACCGCTTCAGCACAGGAGAGACATCTATTGTAATAGATTTACCAGAAGCACAACCTAAACTACTTGTACAAGCAAGAAGAGAAGATCAGGACAGTCCAGCTTTTCAAGGGTCAAAAACTAATATTGGTTTTGATTCTGGTACAGCTTCGATAAGTTTGGCTGGTACAGGTAATTTTGATGACAGCACAGATATTGACAGTGAAACCTCTATTGATGATATTGGTGGAGTAGCATCAACTGGAACATATTTATTTAATGAAACTTTAGATTTAGGTGCTGTTTATAGCCTTGATTTAAGAAAAATAATACAAACTGATTCTGTATATTCTACTGATTTAATTGATTCAGTATCAGATATTGATGCAAGACAGGATTTTGATGGAACAGCTTCAGTTGATACTAATGCAGAAGTTTTTGTGCAAACTTCTCAAGATGCAAGTACCTACTCAGGTTTTCAAAAATTTGCTAACGGTACTTTTAAAGGTAGAGCATTTAAATTTAAATGTGTGTTAACAACACAAGATACAAACCAGGATATTAGAGTAAGTCAGCTTGGATATTTTGCAGAGTTCCAAAGGAGAACCGAACAAAGCACAACAGCTATATCTTCGGGGGCTGGAGCAAAATCAATATCCTTCAACTCTCAGTTTTTCACAGGCACTAGTGCTTTATTAGGAGCAAACTCTAACCCACCAGCTATTGGAATCACTGCTTTAAATATGGCTTCTGGTGACTTCTTCGAGCTTTCCAGTATCACAGGTAGCGGCTTCGTAGTACATTTTAAAAACAGTTCTGGCAGTTCTATCGATAGAAACTTTAACTTTACTGCTATTGGTTTTGGTAAAGGGTAAAATTTAGGATATACTTAAAAAAAAAGTTGGTTTGCTATGTCAAGAGTCGATAATACTGGTGGATCTGGTTTTACAACTGATAATGGTACTGGTCTTGTTGTAAGAACCAAGCTAAATCAAATAGTCGCAGCTTTATCTACATTAAATCAAGGCTCTGGTGATCCTTCAATTGGTGTTGCAGCTTATGTCCCTCATATTGATGGAAATACCTTAAAAATTAGAAATGCCGCCAACAATGCGTTCGTTTCTTTAGGTGATGTATCAGCTACAAACTTCGGTCATGCGGGATTGTCAGCAGCTAATACTTATACTTCAACAAATATATTTCAAGACGATGTAACTTTTGATGGTGCTACTGCTGGAAGAGATATCGTTTTTGACAGATCAGATAATGCCCTGGAGTTTGCTGATAATGCTAGTTTAGTCTTTGGTGCTGGTTCGGATTTAACTATTACACATGATGCAACAGACAGCACTATTACAAGTGCCACAAACGATTTAAAAATTACCAGTAATGGTGATGACCTTATTCTTGAAGCCGAAGATGATGTAATTATCAGAGATAATGGTGGTTCTAATATTTTGGCTCAGTTCATAAATGGTGGAGCTAATGAGTTGTACCATTCGGCTACTAAGAAATTTGAAACTGCCAGTGGAGGTGTCTCACTTACAGGAGGAGCCGCAGCTAATATTACAGCCCTTTCAGATGGGGCAACAATAACAATAGATATGGCAACTGCCTGTCATCATTCAGTAACACTCGGTGGTAATAGAACATTTGCAGCACCAAGTAATCAGGTAGTAGGTCAATCAGGTTCAATATTTATTACACAGGATGGGACAGGTTCTCGTACGGCTTCTTTTAATGCAGCTTTTAAATTTGTAGGCGGAACAGCACCAACACTTACAACCACGGCGGCGGCGGTTGATCGAATAGATTATATAATTTTATCCAGTAACGTAATTCATTGTGCAGTTTCTTTAGACGTTAAGTAATGCCATTTTCTGATGCAATAAGAATAGGTGCTTCTGGGGCCGCTGATACCACCTATACAGTAGATCGAAGTTTAAGGTTTAATAATGATGATAGTGCTTATTTAAATAGGCAATATGCACAAGAACCAACAAGTCAATATAAAATGACTTTTAGCTGTTGGGTTAAAAGATGTTCCTCAGATAGTGGAGTACAAGCAGTTATAGGAGTTGAAGATAATTGGGAGTCACCTATTGGTTTTAGTAATGATAGCTTTAGGGCAGTTGCCCCTAATTCAAGTGTAACTTATATAACTACAGCAAAATATAGAGATTTTTCTGCTTGGATGCACGTTATGACAGTATATGACACGCAAAACAGCACAGGAGCAGACAGGATGATTTGTTATATTAATGGCGAAAGATTAACAGATTTTTCCACAAGTGGAACAGTTCCACAAGATACAGTTTCTGCTAGAGCTTTAAGAAGTGGCTACAACACTTATATCGCTAAAGATGGTGTTGGAGCTTATGGTGATATGTACTGTGCAGAAGTAAATGTGATTGATGGTCAAGCACTAACACCAAGTGATTTTACCGAAACAAATTCGATAACTGGTCAATTAATACCAAAAGAATATACAGGAAGTTATGGAACAAATGGATTTTATTTGAATTTTTCAGACAATTCTGGAACGACTGCAACAACACTTGGCAAAGATTCAAGCGGTAACGGCAACAACTTCACTCCAAATAATTTTTCTGTGAGTGCTGGTGAAGGTAATGATTCGTTACAAGATACACCTACTAATAATTTCTGTACTATTAATCATTTAGATACATACAGAAGTGGAAATACTTTAGCCGAAGGTAATTTAAAGTTAACAAGATCTGGTAATAATTTTGGAAATGCTCGTGGTACGTTTGCAGTTAATTCGGGCAAGTGGTATTACGAATGGAAATGCACTGGTCAGCACACTCAAATTGGATGGGTTAATACAGGTTTTAATATTAATTACAATAATGGTGATGTAGCTGTTACGAGTAGTAATGGTAATGGAGTTGGAATGTATTGGGACTCAAGAACATTTATGTATGGTTGGCAGAATAGTGGTGGTAATGATTATTTTCCTAGTTCAGGTAGTTTTGTGACTTATACGACTGGAGATATAATTATGGTTGCTTTTGATGTAGATAATTTTAAATTTTGGTTTGGTAAGAATGGATCTTGGATAAACGTACTCGGTACGGCTGACCCTTCATCAGGGACAGATGGAATTACACCAGTTGCATCTAAAAATGATGGTACTTATGCCAGCGGTATGTATTTTTCTCCTCTAATTAGTTGTTTTAGTGGTGGAAATGGTCATATAAATTTCGGACAAAGACCTTTTTCATACACAATTCCAACAGGATATAAAACATTATGTTCTGCAAACTTACCCGACCCAACAATACTGCTACCTAATAAACATTTCGCAGCTTTTACTTATACAGGTACAGGATCTAGTGGTGACGTTGTTAATATTACAAATTCAGATGTAGATTTTACTCCTGATTGGGTTTGGGTAAAGACTAGAGACGTAACAAACGATCATATTTTATCTGATTCAGTAAGAGGTGGAAGCAAATATCTTGTAAGTAGTGAAACTTATGTTGAACAAACAAATACACAAAAAATTAGAGCTTTTATACAAAATGGTTTTGAATCAGGAACCGATGGTGATACAAACTGGAGTGGTGGTAGACCTTTTGTTGCATGGAACTGGAACGCTGGCGATACAGATGGAAAAACTTATACAGTAACAGTTGTTGATGATTCTGGCAATAAATATAGATTTGATGGTTATGGAACGTCTGCTGTAACTCTTGATCTTGCAGAAGGTGGTACATATATATTTAACTATCCATCAGCACACCCATTAAAGTTTTCTACAACATCAGATGGTACGCATGGTGGTGGGTCTGAATATACAACTGGGGTCACGCATAATAGCTCAACACAGGTAACGATAGTTGTAGCTGCTTCTGCCCCTACTCTTTACTATTACTGTGGATCGCATAGTGGAATGGGAGGACAGGTCAATACAAACTCAACTCTTGGTTCAAGTAATTTTGATGGGTCAATACAGACTGTAACCAAAGTAAATGCTACAGCAGGGTTTTCTATTGTTACTTATACAGGTGATGGTGGAAATCCATCTACAGTTGGTCATGGTTTAGGAGTTGCTGCTGACGTTTTGATTGTAAAAAATAGATCGTATGCTGCAAACTGGGGAGTTTTTCATCATAAAAACACTTCTGCACCTGAGACAGAAATTATTTATTTAAATAGTAATGGTTCAACTAATGATAGAACCGATTTTAATGATACTATGCCAACATCTACAGTTTTTTCTGTTAATGCTTGGGATGAAGTTAACAATAATAATCAAAACTATGTAGCTTACTGTTTCAGCGAAGTAGCAGGGTATAGCAAGTTTGGGTCATATACAGGCAACGGAAATTCTGATGGCCCGTTTATACCGCTATCGTTTCGTGCAGCTTGGGTACTGGTAAAGGGATCAGATTTTGCTGGAAACTGGAATCTTTTTGATGATAAAAGACCGGGATTTAACGTAACTAATGACCGACTTTTTCCGAACTCTTCTGGTGCTGAATCAGATGGAAGTCCCACCGATAACCAAATAGACATTCTTTCAAATGGTTTTAAACTAAGAGGAAGTAATGTTGATACTAATAGCAATGGAAGCACATACATTTATTTAGCATTTGCAGAATCTCCTTTCAAAAATGCAAGGGCAAGGTAGTATATAGTTATGGCTTTTAAATTAGACGGAAAACCTTTAGCAGTTGATGTGGCATTTAGTCACAACAATATAAACTACCCTGCTAACTGGTTGCGATTATCAACAGCACAAGAGAAAAAGGATCTCGGTATTACAGAGGTTGCTGATTCTCCGACATACGATTCACGTTTTTATTGGGGTGATGGTACTGCAAAAGCACTTGATGATGTAGATGCAAAAGATAAAGATGGCAATTTATTAAAAAATGAAGACGGAAGTCAAATGGTTATACAAGGTGTTAAGTCAGTATTAAAAGCACAAGAAAAAATAACTGCTGGTAGTTTATTAGCAAGATATGATTGGTATGTTGTAAGAAAAGCTGAAAAATCTACAGCAATTCCTTCTTCTATAACAACTTATCGTGATGCAGTTAGAACTGCTTGTAATACAAGGGAAACAGAAATAACAAACTGTGCAGATACCGCAGCTTTAGTTACTCTTTATGGACAAACAGAAAAAGATGGAGTTTATACACCGAACATGACACAATATCCAAAAGATCCTAACGCTTAGATTCGTGTAACTGCCTAGTCATTATCCCACCTATTAGGTATAGTGGGCTTAAACCTATTATTAAAGCAAGAACTCCCCAAGTTACAGGTACTAATGCTTTAACAAACGCTTCTTTCCACATATGTTTCAAAAAATTTCCAACATTTTAAGTATAGCTTCATTTGTACTTATAACCAGCACTTTAGGTGCATCTTACTTTGGCTACAAATATGTAACATCAGAACAGTTCCAAACGAAAATGATGAATAAAGTTCTTGGAGGTGTTCAAGGAATGATGCCTAAAGTTTTAGAAAAAGGATTACCTGATATGACAGGCCCATCATTACCAGTGCCACAAAAGATGAAGGACTTGGGATTATGAACTGCTGGCATTGTAAGACTGAACTGATCTGGGGTGGTGACATTGATATAGATGAATCTATGCCAACTTATCCTGAGTATTTAATTATGACTAATTTATCCTGTCCTAAATGCTTTTCGGAAGTAGAAGTATTAAAGAAAAGAGATTCTTTTGATTGATGATATTTGGTTTTGTAAAAAAGCTAATAAGATACTACGTTGATAAATTTATAAATTGGTTGCGTATCCAGAGATTTAATTTAGAGCTTGATAATGACATAAAAAAATATCACGAAGAATTAGATAAAAAAATAAAAAAACCTAAGATAAAAAAAGTTGGAAAGTTTGGAGAAGATGGTTGGTCTATTTCTATCGGAGATGTAGAAGATGGAGATTCGTGAGATAAGTATTCCTGAGATATATATTCCAGACGTTCCAGAGCCTTACACTCCAC